CTCAGCTGTCCTGGTAGGTCTACCGCTTCGATGTCGACTTCGTCACCTAGTTCATCCAGACACATAGTCAAGCTTGTGACTGAATCTTCTGCCGGGAAGACCTCGGTGTAGATGTTCCACGCTTCCCATGCATCCGTGAGGTACGCGAAAAATCTAGTGAGCGACTCTTTGTCAGAACGATCTTTGTGCCGTTCAACGAACACCATTCGTTGAAGAATTTCACGTTCTGGCCGATGTGCCCAACCGTGGCGCCATTGGTGACCGAGGAAGTGTACTGAGTTTGACTCAGAACTCTCTCGTGTAGAATCAGTTACCTGACTCTTCTCCGGACTGACGGTGAACCCTAGCTCAGCCGCAAACCGAGCTATCTTCCCGAGTTCCAGGCGGATGTCAGACGCAAAAATCGCGTCGTCACCCTGAATCAGCAGCCTATCCGGCTTTAGCGCTGCTCCAGTTGCCCGAATCCACACATAGTTCATCACCAGGAGGTTTAGTACGCTTCCCACCAACGATGTGAAAGCGGATCCTGATGGTATTCCTTTGTGCTTTTGGAAGACTGATCCATCGGGTACGATGATACGAGAGTGTATGAAGTCGCTTACGAACCTTTCCCACACTTCACGCTCCTGATCTGTCAAGTCTAGATGCGTTCGGAGCACGCGAAACACATCATCGAGCATAAACGCAGGAGCTGACGCGTCAAACGCTGAAAAATCTAGCGAATACACGTAACGGAACCGAGACTGGAGTTCGGCTACTAGGGCTCCTTTCTCCACGGCCCGAAAGCCGATAGCGAACGGACGCCTTCTCTCCAGATTCTGATGGACTCTCTTTGAGAACGCCGAACCCACAATACTCGTAGGGAGCGACGCCATCCATACAAGGCGAGTCTTTGGACCAGACGGCCCAGGCTGAACGCGACGGCCAGTGACAAAAGGATCAAAACCTCTGTCCCCAGACCAGATTCTGCGTGCGGCCGAAAGCCCTTTGTCCAGGACATGCCGGTTCCGAGTGAAGTAAGGAGCGCCAGCATAATTAGACTTATGGATGTAGCGAGCCACCACTTCATCCAGTGGGTAAGGCTTTCTCCCTCCGGTGTCATCACCTGCAACACTGAGTGTCGCACGAAACGCGTCCCGGTAAGCCCTGGAATCCCACGATCGTCTGCCGCCGACCGCATCATCACCTGCAGATCCCCCGCCGGGTAGTGCAGTTCTCCAGTCGCCAGGATTAGAGCTTTCATCTGTAGGTCCCAACATTCTGGGCAGTGATGCTCGTGATGATTTGGATCGATCACCTCCTGTTGAGGAGGCGGCGCTTGCCTTGGGATCTCGAACCTTTGAGCGTCTGCAAGTGCAGAAGCCGAGGCCAGAGATGGCGAACTTAACGTTGGTGGACTCTGATCCTCCGTGTCCTGTGGTTCCAGGAATAGCGGCATGGATGGAACACCCGTACCGCGAAAGCCCTGTCTCCACCCATTGATCGGATGTGACACTTCGATTGTCCCTTCCTGCGTCAAGCTCGGCGGCTCTGTCTTTAACCCGTCGTGCGATTCCGCGATCAATCGCCGGTTTATCGACAGATCTGCCAAGATCACGCATCGCCCTAACCCATAGAGGGTTAGAACTGCGATACTTACCGAGATAGGTAATCCCGGCTCGCGCGCGGAGCTCTTCCACTTCCACGCTCCCTTCAGAATCGGGCTTGTTGCGTTCCGTCTGTTGCCCGCATGCAGGCGGAAAGGTGTAGTGAGCAGCTACACTACGCATACTGCTTGCTCAAGGCAGAGCAATTGCCCATTGTGCTACCACGTGCTACCGTGAATGGGGTGATCTATAAAAGCATCACATGGGTTAAGCCCATCAAGCTATGCACTATGTGCAT